CTTGGATATAGTAAAGTTCGAACATTCATACTAACCCCATCACAAGCAAGAAGGGTTGCATAACAATGTCTATCAAGTGGCAAGATAAAGATCCAGATGATCAGGTAGATTATTCTATCGACTGGACTAATATTCTGGAAGAACACACAATCAGTAGTGTCGCTTGGAAGATCTACGATGCAACAACAAATTCGTTTATAACTTTTGCACAAGGGGATATTGTAAACGGGCTTCAGCACGTAACAAACACAAATACAGATACAGTAGCTACTTTGTACTTGGGCTTGGGAACCAACTTTCAAGAATACAATATTGTTTGCCGAATGACGACAAGCATCTCGACTGTATTTGAGCAGGAAGCACGGATTCGTGTCGTGGAGAAAAACTAGATGGCATACGATTTTTTAGGATTAACAAATGATATTGCCCGTCGGTTGAATGAGACAGAACTAACTGCTGCCAACTTCGTTACTGCCACAGGTGTTTTTTCTCAATTGAAAGATTCTGTAAACGCAGCTATTCGGGATATAAACCAGTCTCACTTTGCATTCCCATTTAATCACAATTTTGATACAATAACCCTAACTGCTGGACAACTACGATACCCTTTGCCTACCAATTCTAAGTACGTTGATTTTGATACAGTTAGGTTACAAAGAAGCACCACGCCCTTAGTTGAAAGTGCTCGTAAACTAACACAACTATCGTATGATGAATATGTGAGTCGGTTTATTGACGAAGAATACAAAACCGCATCTCAAGGGTCTGCACCAGAATACGTCGTTCGTGCACAAGACAGCGATATTATTTTTGCACCCATACCAGATGCAGCCTATTCGATTAAATATGAATATTACATGTTTCCTGCAGATTTAACTAACGCTACAGATGTTCCCACTATTCCGTTTCGTTATAGACACGTAATTGTAGACGGGGGCATGTACTACGCATATATGTTCCGTGACAATTTAGAGTCAGCACGTGTGTCATTTCAAAAATTTGAGTCCGGTATCAAACGTATGCGGGTACAGAACGTAAACGAAAATGTATACGCAAGGGCTATATAGATGCCAGATCGTTGGAATACCAACATATTTGAATTGAAGGGTGGCTTAATAACCAACCTGTCTCAGTTGCAGCATGGTATCACGGCCCCCGGAAGTGCACGGATATTACGAAACTTTGAACCGTCGGTTTTTGGTGGATACCGCCGTATCGAAGGATTTGAAAAGTATGATTCAAACGGCATACCAAACTCCGGGGTTATTCGTGGCATTCTTCGTTACCGTGATAACGTTTACGTGGCACGGGGCGATGGCATTTTTAGATCCGCAGGTTCAGGCTGGACGGAAATAACTGATAACGCTACATTTAGCAGTACAGGCATTAACATAGGCTCTGGATCTAGCAAGGTTCGTTTCTTAAAGTATGACTTCGACGGTACTGAAAAGTTTATGGTTGTCGATGGCGACACAGGAAACAAGCCATTTACCTTTGATAACAGTACCTTTCAAGAAGAAACCGGACTGCCTAACGATACGTTAGGATGTACCCACATAGTCAATTTTAAGAATCACATCTTTCTTGGAAAAGACAAAAACCTTATTTTTTCTGCACCATATAGCGATACGGACTTTACAAGTGCGTCTGGTGGTGGTATAATAAACATAGCTGACAATATAACTGGATTAATTGTATTTCGTGAACAACTAATTATTTTTAGTGAAAACAAGATAAACAGACTGGTTGGTAATAGTGTAGCAGACTTTGCCCTTCAGCCTGTTTCACGAGACTTGGGCTGTGTAGCGGAAGATACAATTCAAGAAATTGGTGGTGACATTATATTTTTAGGCCCAGACGGTTTGCGTACTTTTTCAGCTACGGATCGTGTAGGCGACTTTGCATTAGGGGTAATATCTAAACCTATACAGACAGACATGTTAGATTTGATATCTAGCAGTTCTTCTTTTAGTAGCGTAGTTATTAGAGAAAAAAGCCAGTATCGTATTTTTGGATACAACGCAACGTATCAGACTTCTGGAGCAAAGTCGATTGCTGGGACGCAACTACAGGAAGGTATCTCTTGGAATGATATTCGCGGTATAAAGGCATACAGTACCTTTAGTGAATATGATGGCAACACAGAATTTATCTACTTTGGAAACGAACTAGATTATTTGTATCGAATGGAACAGGGTAATACTTTCGACGGAACTAACATCACGGCAACATTTGCAACCCCGTATGTTCCGCTTCAAGACCCTAACTTGAGAAAGACAGTATTCCGTAACACAAGTTACATCGATGCAGACGGTGCATTTGAACTGCAGATGTCAATCAAGTATGACTTTGACCAGACAGGTTCGGTGCAACCATTACCAGTTACCTTAAACAATGCAAGTGCAAGTTCTGTTGTTTACGGTGCAGGTGTATATGGCACATCTTCGTACGGCAATAAAGCCCGATACATTTACGAAGAGCCAGTAACGGGTTCAGGATTTACCGTATCAATCCTATACGAAACACTAGGTCAAACAACCGACTCGACATTTACCATAGACTCCGCGTCCATACAATACGGACTCTATGGAAGGAGATAATAGATATGGGTACAGGATATACTCGTAACGATACCCCAAACAACATTGCAGATGGTAACGTTATTAACGCTGCTGATTTGGATGGTGAGTTCGACGCAATTGTAGCTGCGTTCAACGGCTCCACAGGTCACAGCCACGATGGAACAACAGGAGAGGGACCGCCTATCACATCTAGTGGTTTGGCGGCTAATTCTGTTACGGCGACACAGGTTGCAGCAAACTCTGTTGCGTTAGGAACCAAAACGACGGGTTCTTACGTTGAACAGGGTGCGACAGCAGGTAACGGTCTGAGTGGATCTGTGAATGCAGAAGCCGGGACTTTTACTGTTACTTCGAATGCAACCGACGCCAACACAGCAAGCACCATCGTATTTAGGGATGCAAGTGGTGACTTTTCTGCAGGGACAGTAACAGCCGCTCTTACGGGGAACGTAACTGGCAACGTAACAGGAAATGTTACAGGCAATGTAACTGGTAACGTGACTGGCAATGCCGACACGGCTACCGCCCTTGCAACAGGACGCACAATCGGAATGACAGGCGATGTGGTATGGACATCAGCCTCATTTGACGGTTCAGGTAACGTAACAGGCACAGCTACAATTCAGCCTAACTCAGTTGCTTTGGGCACGGACACAACCAATGATTACGTACAAGACATCACTGCAGGTACAGGTCTTGCTTCTACCGGGGCTGCAACCGGAGAAGGAACTTCGCACACCCTGTCTCTCGACTTGAACGAACTCACCACGTCGGTTTCAGACGGGGACGGTGACTTCTTCGCCGTAGTCGATGCAGCCGGAAATCAGAAGAAGCTGACTAAAGCTAACATTGCTTTGTCGGGTTTCAATGATGATCTTGGGGGTATAGGTAATGTTGTCGAAGATATTACGCCACAGCTTGGCGGCGGTCTTGATCTTAACAGCAACGATATTACTGGTACAGGTAATGTCAGTATTACTGGCACAGTAACATCTGACGGGTTGGTTCTTGGCGATAGCGAAAATTTGAACATCGGTGCCGGAACCGACTTGCAGCTATACCACAATGGCACAGATAGCTTTATTGAAAACAACACAGGCGAGTTGAACGTTCAAGGCGACGGTATCACGCTTCGTAGCGACACAGGCACCGAAACGTACATCACTATGGATGTCAATGACGGCGTTGACTTGTACTTTGACAATGATAAGAAGTTTGAAACCATTTCCAATGGTGTGCAGGTAAAAGGCCGTGCTTTGAGTTCTGACGGAACCGACGCCATCACAACCGACTCACCAAGTAGCAACGTCATTACCTTTGATTTGACTGACAACACCAACTTCCAAGCTACTACAACAGGTGACGATGAACTTACCTTTAGCAACACTGTAGCAGGTCAGTCAGGTAACATCTTCTTAACTACTGGCGGCGGCACAATTTCTGCCAACGCTATGGTAGCTATTAACGCAGATGCACTAACAGCACTTGCTACCGCTGGTGTGTATCATCTAGCGTATTTTGTAAAGGCCGCAACGGGCGACAATAGAGTTTTGGTTTCTGTATCAGGGGCATTAACATAATATGAGCATTCTTCAAGCAAATGGTGCTGGACTAGGCGGTGCGGGTGATCCCGGTGGAGCGTTAGCTGGTGGTGGAATCTTAGGTAGTCATGCCATTGACCAGTCTCTGCGGTTCAATGATGACGATACTGCGTTTTTAAAACGTGATATCACAACAACAAGTAATGCAAAAACTTGGACTTGGAGTGCTTGGGTAAAAAGGTCTAATCTTACAAGACAGTTTTTGTTCGGTGATGGTAGGTCTAGCGCACTTAGTGAGTTAGAGTTTCAAGCCGATGGCACTTTGTATGCACAAATATATGATGGCACTGCTGGTAGGTATAAAATATCTAGTAGATTATTTAGAGATGTGGGTTCGTGGTATCATATAGTTTGGCGAGTAGATACTACTCAAGCCACAGACGCTGACAGAAACAGAGTTTATATAAACGGAGAACAGATTACAGATTGGTCTTCCGAACTGCATCCAAACTTAGATTCTGATAGCACTATAAACGTAAGTGGCAATGACCACGTTATTGGTGCTTATTCAACTGGCTCAGTTACTTTTGACGGCTATATGGCAGAGGTCAATTTTATTGATGGTACTTCTTTAGACCCCACCAGTTTTGGAGAAACCATCAACGGTGTCTGGGTGCCAAAAGAATACGACACAGCAGATGGCGCATATAGTACAAATGGTTTTTATCTACCTTTTGCACAAGACGCATCATCAGGGTCCTCTACCTTTTTTGATAGGTCTGGAAGTTCAGCCTTAACATTTACAAATACAAGTCATTACGATATTGGCTCAAGTGATGATTTTACAATAGAGGCTTTTATTAGGCCTACATCAACAATGATGAGTACCTATTCTTATCTTTTGGGTAACTATGGTGGAGCAAGTGGCCCATATATGATGTTGCAGTTTAGTCCATCGGCCAATTTGTTTTATTTTTACACAGGAAATGGTACGGGTTATCAATTTGATTATACAGCAGGAGATGTTGTTGCTGGTCAATGGCATCATATTGCTGTTAATAGAAACTCAGGAAATTTAAGATTTTTCCTAGATGGTGTTCAAAAGGATTCAACTCAAGCTGATTCGACTGCGTGGAATAATAATGATTTTAAAATTGGTATGGCTCCATTACACGCTTTTGATGGCGACATAAGCAATGTTCGTATGGTGGTCGGTTCTGCTGTTTATGCTGATGGCGCAACTATAACTGTGCCAACATCTACACTTACAAATGTTACCAATACTCAACTTTTGGCTTTGACCACATCAACAATAACTGAAGATGCAAGTTCAAACGGTGTGACTGGAACGCTTAGTGGCTCTGGTTACTTTTCAAGTACCTTATCACCATTTGCGGATTTTAATTTTTATGACGACACCTCTGGTAACGGCAACAACTTTACTGCCAACAACCTAGCCGCAAGCGATGTCGTGCCGGACAGCCCGACTAATAATTTTGCGACACTTAGTCCTTTACACACTGTTGCAGGTCCAACACTTTCAGAAGGCAACTTAAAACTTGTAGGTTCTGGCACAGACTATGACAGAAGCTATGCTACTTTTGGCCTTACAAGTGGTAAATGGTATGCTGAATTTAGATATTTGTCTGGTGATGACAGAGGAATGTTTGGAATTGTGCGAGAAGATAGCACATCAACAGATGCATCCAATGTTTATATTGGAAGCAAAGCTAACCAGTATGGTTTAGATTTTAGAGCAAGGGCGTATAACAATAGTTCTGAATTATTTGATACAACAGATTTTTCAACAGGCGATATAGGACTTTTATGTTTTGACATTGATAACGGTAAACTATGGTTTGGGCGTAGAGATATAAGTGGTGCAACGACAATTTGGTATGATAGTGCTGGCGCAAATAATGGCGACCCATCTGCCGGAACAAACCCCACATATACAGGAACATTTACAGGACACACTTGGTTTATTGGGTGCCACGATTACAACGGCACTAACATCCACGCTAATTTTGGTGCTGATGGTAGTTTTTCAAGCGGCATCACATCTGGAGGGTTAAGTGATGCTAACGGCTTTGGTGATTTTAATTACATTGAGGACGGCTTCCTAGCCCTCTGTTCAGCCAACCTATCAGAACCAACCATCGGCCCGAACAGCGCGGAACAGGCTGACGATTACTTTAATACGGTGCTGTATACTGGTAATGGCACAGATGACACAGCTATAACGGGTGTCGGATTTCAACCTGATTTGGTTTGGGTCAAAACACGGTCAGTGACTAGTACACATATTCTTTCTGACAGTGTGCGAGGCGCAGATAAACAATTATTTTCTAACCTAACAAATTCAGAGCAAACTAACACTACAAAAATAAAGTCTTTTGATGCAGATGGCTTTACTCTTGGAACAGATGCGTCAGGCACTGGTTCTTCTAATACAAACACAGTAACCTACGCTGGATGGTCTTGGAAAGCTGGCGGCACAGCAGTTAGCAACACTGATGGCAGTACAACGTCAAGCGTATCGGCTGCACCTGATGCCGGATTTTCGATACTGACCTACACTGCGGATGCGGCAACAGGCACAGTTGGACACGGCCTTAGTAGCGCACCAGAACTAGTCTTAGCCAAGCCTCGCAATCCCAGCATCATTACTGACTGGTATGTAATGCACACAGGCGCATTAACTGCAGATCAGATACTGAATCTAAATGGCACCAATGCCGCATTTAATCCCGGCAATAATCATTTCAACGACACATACCCAACTGACACTGTGGTCAGTTATGGCGGTTATATGGGAAACCCATTAACCGGTGATGATAAGCTGATGTACTGTTTCCACAGCGTTGAGGGCTACAGCAAGGTCGGCTCATATGTCGGCAACGGTTCCACAGATGGCACGTTTGTCTACACAGGGTTTAGGCCAGCTTTTGTCCTGACCAAAGAAAGCACTAGCACATCAGGATGGAATTTGCGTGACAATAAACGTAGCCCAGAAAATGTTGTGAATGAAGCGTTGCAAGCAGATACTTCTGGGTCTGAATTAACTTCTGGGTATGATGTAGATTTTCTTAGCAACGGCTTTAAATTGAGAACAAGTTTAAGTGATTCAAACACAAGTGGGCAAACCTACATCTACCTCGCCTTTGCCGAAAACCCATTCAAATACGCCAACGCACGATAGGAGATAAGACGATGGCATGGAAACATGGACTACAAACCTTAAAGCCGGGAAAGGCTTGGACAGACTCAGCGGGTCGGTTGCATCCCAAAGTATGGATGCGTTACTCTGCCGAAACAAAGACACGTTACAATATCGTGTGGGAAGAGCCACCTGCAAGCGAAGCACCCTTCGACAACCGCTTCTACTGGGGTCGCCAAACAGACGGTACCTTGATACCA